AGATGGTACAGTTACTTGGTCAAAGACGCTGGACGGTCAACAAAACGACGAAGCTTACGGTATGGGCGTGGGCCCAAGCAGTGAAATAGTAGTTGTTGGATATGCTGCTAACATTGGTAATTTCACAAACGAAGTCACTGCGCTATATGCTGAGTCAGCACAAAATATTAGATGGGCTAATGCAAGCGGTACAGTAACTGCTGGCGGTGTAACTTTTAATTATACAGTGGACACAGTGGGTATACCTACGTTTACAGTTAGTGCAGATGCTACCGGAGATTGGACTGTAGGCAACACAGTTACAACTATTTTAGGAACATCATTTGGTGTTCTCAGTCCTGACGACGATATGGTGGTTAAAGTTGGTGCAGTATCGGGTGCAGACGCTGGCACAATAGTTGCCAAGTATCAATCCAATGGCACCTTGTTGTGGCAGAAGTTCATACTTAACCGATCATCAGGAAGTAACTGCAGTGGTGCAGATGCTGACATAGACCAATACGGTAATGTTTATGTTTGCGGCACATACGGCGGATTTAGTGGCAGTTCCATGTACTTGTCAAAGTTTGACATCAACGGTAATAAACTGTGGACACAGATAGTAGACGGTACTTGCGATGATATTACTTGCAGCATAGTAGTTGGCGATGACAACTATCTATACATGTCAGGCACTGTTGACCCGTCATCTACCAGCATGTTTGCTGGTAAATTTGATGAAGCGGGTAATGTAGTATGGCAAAGAATACTTACTAATAATTCAGATACTGGTAGTGCCAACTGGCAGTATAATTCAGGAAGTAATATTGCTGTTAAAAACGGATACATAGCAATTGGCGGCGGTGTGTTTTCCGGCACCCTCGGTGCGTTAGTTGTACAACTTGATACTAGTGGTAATGTATGGTCAGCTGGTGATTATCAATGGCTTGCAGGTAGTTTGTCCATAAGCGGGTATACCCCAACCGTTTACGATGCTAGAAAGACAAGCAGCACTGCTACTCCCAATGTTACCACACAAACACCAACTGAAGAAGTAAGCATCTTCCTACTGGGTAGACTGACATCAAACGCAGACTTTGCTGGCGTTAGAAGAGCATTTACTGATCCAGGTAATCAGAGCAATACGCTAAACGCTAGCCACAACGGTCAGTTTATCTACTACAGTGGCGGTGAAAGTGGGAGTACACTAGTTGTTCCTAACAATTCAGCAACTCAATTGCCAATTGGCTACACAGTTAGCTTGGTAGTAGATAATTTTAATAACGGTTATATCTACGTTAATACGGACGGCGACGTGTCCAACGGATTAATAATTAACGCCGCGGGCTACAGTTACAACTTTGGTGGCGAAGGTGGCAATCATAACGACTGGAGAATTAGTGGCGGTAGCGGGGGCAATACAGAAATTTATACACTGCTAAAGGTTGACACTAATCGTTGGATTCTGAGCGGTCCTAGTATTGTAGACAACTGGTAAGCGTTAATGCCTATCTTACAAACAATAGTAGAAAGTGCAAGTAGGAGCTGGGTGCCTATAATTCCACAGGGCTCCTATATTTCTAACAGTGTGTCATATAATTGGTATGACACCAATGCAGGCCATCAAACATATGGGACAATGACTTATCCTGACGCAACCACCGCTGGCGTACAACGTCTCACCGGACAGGAATACTTGTTAACTTCGCCATTTGGTAGTCTTCCAAGTTTTAATATCAACTTGTGGTTTTATCCTACCAGCTGGGGTAAAACACTCATAGCTGAACTAGGACAAGCGGTGGAGAACGGAAACTATCACTATTCCATGTTAGAAATTAATAGCAGTGGATATCTACGTGGCAGAACATGGGAAATGTCAGCAATATCTGCACTAACTTCCGTAGGTACTGTGGAATTAAATGCATGGAATCATCTGTATCTCTACTACAATGCTGCCACTAGTGTGATTGGTATGTCATTGAATAATGAAACGGCGGTTACTGCATCCTCGATTACAAGAAATGCACCGCCATCGTCTGTGTTTGGAATTGGCGTAGTTGATTTTACTTCTATAGAAGTAAATGCTAGATACATAGGCAAGTTTGACGCATTAACCATTGACACTACTATAACAGGATCAAACTACTCCGCAACTGTGGCCAAGTATACTAGCCCCTAATCCCTGCTTCTCTTAGCTGTACACAGGTCTTACAACGACCACAGGGATTAACCTTGGTGTCTGTGTACACGGGTGTACGACAGCTCCAAAACATGTTTCTTAAATTTGCAGGTAACATATCATAAATCTCACGCTTGCTCATGTTGAGTACGGGATAGATCTTCTTTACTGGGGTAAACGCAGCAAGTATAGCATCAGCTCGTACACGTCGTTCATTTAGATTGTGATTTTCATCGTTGGCATTCATGCCCATTGCCACATGTTTTATGTTGGGGTTTACGGAGCAGATGTAACCTGCAAAAAAGTTAACACTGTCGGTGTCGTACATGAAGCTGCCATTATAGGGCTGGGATGCAATTTCACTTTCACTGTAGACAAAATTGTAACCCATACGCTCTAGTTCATTGACTACAAGTTCAACTGCAATAGCTTCCGCACGATTTCTATTCTCAACATTGCGTTGATGTACGTGATGTACATGCAATGTGTAATCCTTGTACTGGGGATCAGTTAGCAGTTGGTAGATGGTACCGAGACTATCTAATCCGCCTGAGTACATTACTAGTATTTGTTGTTCCATATATAAAATGAGTAAACATCGTTTACTTCAATCTCCTGTGGTTGTGGGTCAAGTTCGTGTGCGCGTGGAAAGTAAACAGCATAACGTGCGGGCCAAGTGGTGCGTAAAAACACACGCGCTACAAAGCAATCACAATGTGCTAGCACAATGGGCAGCAGACGCGCTGTAAACTCTTGCCCAAATGATAGTGCGCCATCAATGATGATGGTATCATAGTGTGTGTCTAAGGAGAACCAATCTCTAGTCTTAATTTTACTATCATCATACACTGGTTCAGTATCCCATGCTTCACTAGCTAGGGGTAGTAGTAAACGGGTACTGCCCATCAGCAGCACTGTACCTTGGCAATGCTGCGCAAACAACTCGTAGTCGTTATCGTTGGGGGCGGCCGGCCAAGTTAAGCTGCGCCAGTAGTTGGTATTATCCTGCATGCAGGATATTTAATACTACTTGGCTTCGTCCTTCTTCTTTTGCTCTTCCGCTGCTTTAGCATCAGCTTCAACTGCAGCCGCAGCATCTGCCTTGTTTAGAGAAATACCGCCAAGCAAGCCAACAAACGCGCCAATCACTGTGCTAAATGCTGGACCAATAATTTCAAAGATTTTGTTGTTGTCTACAATGGGATTAAACAATCCACCCATAAGAACAACAACTACAGCAACGACAATGCACGCCAGTGTACCCACTGTTACTTTTAAAATCCAATTTGTTACGGTCATAGTACAAATCCTGGTTTGTAAACTGTCTTTCCTCCTGCTGTTACAGCAGTTAGGATTTGACGACGATTGGTACCTGTAGCCTTATAGCTGCAATGCACCCACCCACTATTTGGTCCCTCTTTGGGATTATAAAACTCTAGTATCAACTGATCAAATTCTAAATTCTTACTAACCCACATGGCTAGTTCTGGATTAGATAACTCGTCAATTTCAAAGTCCACAGCTTCACCATTGCAGTGTTGACTCTTAGCACTACCGCCCACTGCTTTGTTAAGTGCAGGTCCACGATACGCACTGTTGATGCGTATGGGTTTTTTGTAGTGAGCAAGCACAGGCTCTAATATGTTCTTAGCCACAGCTTTAAGTGCTGCAAGATGTGCAGGTGATGGAGTATTGTCTATCTTCTTACGTGTCGCAGTTTCGCTTTTGATGAAGTCTCGTAGTGCAAAATTTTCACTTAGCATATTACCGCCAGCGGCTGCTGGTGTTGTAGCAGGTGCCGTTTCGCCTTTGAGCCATTCTGCATATTTCTTAGTTCTCTCTGTACGATCATCTAGTCCATGTGTGCCGCCATTAATCTTTTTAGTTAGTGCGAGTATGGCAGCATCATTAACACCGTGATCACATATAGCCCATAGCTTGTTCTTGTTAAAGAAGAACATGGCACTATCAAACGCATAGTCGTCTGCTACTAGGTCTGGATCCTGCATGATCTCCTGCTTGCCCAGTGCGTCTGCTAGTGCTTGATAGTTTTCCTTGCCAGTTAACTGTAGTGCACCACGTCCACGATACTTCCATCCATCGCCGCTAGCCCTATCACCATTGCCCATGCGATTAGCGTACACTACATTGGCAATCTTCTCGGGATTACGTGCGCAAGCAGCAGCACTAGCAGTATCAAAGTACTTGCTAAATGTCTTCAGTAAGCCTTCTGCACTATAGTTGAGATTTTCGGTGAAACTTTTAAAGCCGCCTGTTTCGTGCCCAACTTGTCCAAAGAAGTGTGCTGCTCGATCAGGTGTTAGCTTGAAATATTTCATAGCCGCAGTGAGCGTTCCTTTACCAAACGCTCCGTCGGCTGTAACGCCCATTTTTTCTTGTAGTGTACTTAAACTCATGCAATAGTATCTTCTGGTGGAGCTTCAGGCTTGGGCTCGTCTGGGCTCTTGCCAAACATTATGCCCGACAGTAGACCTGTGAGGAATGTTGCAATTGGAGTTACCAGCTTAAAGAATTCTGCGTCATTTGGACTTTGTACACCAATTGGCTGTGTTACAAATATTAGGCTGTACAGTACAACAAACACAATACCAACTAGTGTTAGCGACAGTGTTACGCCAATAAAAAACTTCAAACGAGCGTGTAGCTCATCGCTTGTATAACGTGGATTACTCATTTACGGGTTCCTCAGTCTTGTGGTGATCGGGGTCTAGTATCTTCTCGCTGACTCCACCGGTTAGTTCATCGCGGCAATTGCCGTCAACTTCGCAGCGTGGACGCTTGCATTCTGCGTCATTCCAGTGTGCTGGATCTTGGCAAGCATAACGATAATGTTCGCTACAGCCCGCAGTTAACAGCACGAACGCAGCAGTTAGTAGTAGTTTTCTCATAAAATGCCCTCTTGTTATTTATTTGAATTTTACCAAAATAATCTCGCACTGCATGCTAAATAACTGGGAGACATTACAATGGCCGCTAACGGAATTTCGACACTGACAATACCAACTGAAATAACAGCAACTAGTTTTACTGGCAGTTATCTAGTAGCCGCAGGCACGTTTAACTATGACTCATACGGTGCTGGATTTAGTGTTAGAAAAGACAGTGGCCCAATAGATGCCTACATAGCACTAGTACTTGCTCTACCAGCACTATCTGCCAAAGAATATGTATTTGATCAAATTAATCCTCCAGAAGCAAGACCCTTTACCTATGGCCAAGCCCTAATTAGCTTTACATTGAACGCTAATGGAACTTTTAGCAATGTTGTTTGTACATATGGCGCCGGCGGATATTCGGCTAGTAGTGGCCAACTAACCATGCTTGGTACGCAACTTCTTGGAGGAGTTTCGCCCGGAAATGACATAGTATGGGACTATGTGTGTGCAGAAGACGATGGTGTTATAACTAGTTTTTCCTACTCTTCGGGTACACCCCCTGTTGGTAGACTTTGGACATTTGTACCTGCTAACGGACAGCCTAGTTTTATAAGAGCAATGCAAACACCTGCGTCCAATGTTGAATTGCCTGCCGAAGTAGTTCCTACTTGGAATATTGCCACAGCCGGCGGCATCAATTTAACTGGTACTGGAATCAACGAACTTAATTCAGCGTTAATACCTGACGGGACTTCGTTTGTTATATATGTACCAGGTACAGGTGGGGGAGCAGACAAAGAGGCTAGACAAAAAGCTAAATTAAATTTAGCTGCAACTAATCGTGCTGCCTCGGGCAATCCACGTGCTACCTATGATATCACACAATTACCCACACAGTATGTGGGTAATACAGTAGTAGACAATCCTAACGTAGGCGGACTAGTTACAGGTCGCCCTTGGACAACTTAAATTAAAGATCAATAAATACTCACATGCGTATATTAATAGTAGAAGCCAGCTTAAAAGCTGTAAACAAACCCAGCAACACACGAGTACTGTGTCGCGTGGCTAAACAAGCACTGGAACGCGAAGGCGCCGATGTTGTAGTACGGTCGCTCAAAGGCATGACTTACGACTTTAGCACAAACTTTGCAGCAGACGACGGCAGTGCAGATGATATGACGGCATTACTCAAAAGTGTAATTGATATGGACGCTGTTGTTATTGCTACCCCAATTTGGTGGGGTGTGCATAGCAGTTTAGCCCAAAGCTTTATCGAGCGCATGGACAACTTTGACGATTGGGCTAACGAACACAAAATTAACCCAATGGCTAAGAAAGTATTTGCTACCATAGTAAGCGGTAGTAGTGACGGCTTCCAACACATACACGGTATACATAACGCATTTGCTAGCTATCTGGGTTTCACAGCGCCACCTAAGAGTATGCTAGAAAGCACCATCCAGGATGGTAAGAAGATTGAATCCGATCGGGAACTAGCAGAAAAAGCCAGTAACTGGGCAAAAAATATAGTACGCTGTATCAACCAGCTAAATTAAACATGTGACTATGTTAAAGCGATCTACGGGTGCGGGCTTTTGCGCGGATATTACATGCCGGGGCGAAGCACACAATGTTAGGCGAAGCGACTTTAACTACTACGACAAAGATGGATTTGAACTTACAGTAGCCGAACGCAAGTTATATCAAGACAACTATTTTGCCTTATCAGACTGCCTCAATCATTGGGCGTTTCAGAATCCCTGGCTAGAGCTACTGCCTATTATTAAAAATGGATTACACCTAGATCACTGCATGCTGTTACACCGCTGTGATTTTGCGGAAGATGCATTAGCCCAAATTAAATGCTATAATCACCCAGGTGCAGCTTTTATGGCACAGACTAAACCTAAATGGGGCTTTGACTTTGCTATGGATCATTTGGATGACACCGGCGACGCGGTTGAAGTGCTGCATATTGAGCTAGACGATTATGATCTCAATCGCATCAATGATAAACGCTTGCAAACTGAAAGCTGGTTAACTCAACAAGATTGGCAGGATCTTGCACAACAAATACGCAAGCATCAAGGAGAATGGCAGCACCTGCAGGGCTTTGCACAAAACGATTGGAAAGCTAGGTATCTCATGGGATGGACCCGTGCAGAGTATACCAAAAAGTCTTTTAACTTCGCTAAATAACAACACTAGCGGAGATTGTATATGGACGAACTAATTCAGCAACTTAAGATTGCATTTTCAAACACATTTGTGTTCTATGTTAAGGCCTGGGGATATCACTGGAACGTAGAAGGAGCGGACTTTTACGAATTTCACAAATTGTTTGAAGAAATTTATTCGGAAGTACAAGGATCTGTTGACCCATTTGCCGAGCATATTCGTCAGCTACAAAGCTACGCACCAGGAACACTAGAGCGATTTAAGCAGCTCAGTCAAGTGCAAGAAAGCAGCAAGATTCCAAACGCACTTGAAATGGCAAGTGGTCTACTTGCAGAAAACGAAGTAATACTAAATTCTCTGCAAGCATCATATGATCTAGCAGAAACTAACAAGGAACATGCACTCAGCAACTTCCTCGCTGACAGAATGGAAGCGCACAAGAAGCATGCATGGTTCCTACGCAGCACACTAAAGACAAGATAAGGATTAACTAACTCATGACAACTCAAGAAAACATGAAGAAATGGCTATCGGTAATTAATACACCGTCCACTAAAGAAAAAGGTATGATTACTGAAGACGTTGAAGGCGCACTAAAAACAATACACTCAGATGTATTAAGTCGCCCCGAGCCTACTGCTACTCCCGATAAGGTTACTGCACGGGTCGCTGGCGGCATGCGTGGAGTAAGTCATGATGAAGTGAAGAGCGGGTTTGATAGCCTTTCTAAAAAGAACGGATTTGCAGACTTTGCAGATGAATTAAATTCTGCAAAAGGCGCACACGACGAAGAGACACGTATTGCCGAAAACCTAGTTGACGAAGATGACATGGAAGAAGGCAACGAGTTTAGTGGCGCACTTGCTGCTGCTAAGATGCAACACAAGAAGTCATTCAAGGTAGATGGCAAGAACTATCAAGTAAAAGAAGGCGAGGATGCTTGCCCAGTGTGTGAAGCAATGCCGTGCGAATGCGATAATAAGGAAATGGTATCTGAGGAGTGGAGCGTTATATACGATTCTGCTTATGCTAAGAACGTACCGGCTCGTGTTCGTCTGAGTGCTGGTATGGATGAATCAGCAGTACGCGAATGGTTCAGTAAGGCATTTCAACCTTTGAGTATTCACGAAGTACTAATACGTAAACCAATAGATCCAAAAGATAAAAGTTTATCACCAATTGTTGAACCAAAGCAAGACACTGATCCATTTGGAGTGTTGAAGCCAAAGCCGAAGCCAAAGCCGAAGCCAAAGCCAGGTAAGAAGCCCAACAACGAACCCGAAGTGTACATGGGCGAAGAACAAATAGATGAAATTCTTCCAGCATTAGCTGCAGGCGCTGGAGCATTAGCTACAGGTGCTGCCCGTGTTGGTGGCGCAGTAGTACAGGGTGCAAAGGCTTTGGGCACTGCTGCAGTAAAAGGAGCACAAGCTGTAGGTAACGTAGTAGCTAAAGGCGCACAAGCTGCAGGTAACGTAGTAGCTAAAGGCGCACAAGCTGCAGGTAATATGGCAAGTAATGCAGTAGTCAAAGGCGCACAAGCTGCAGGCAATATGGCAAGTAATGCAGTAGTCAAAGGTGCAAATGTTGCTGGACAAGCAGTTGGTTCTTTTGGTCAAGGTATGGCAAGTCAACAGCAGCCAGCGCCAGGACAACAGCAACAACCACAACAAGCGCAACAACAGCAGATGCAGCAGAAACCAGGGCAAATGCCAGGTGCAGGTGGTCAGCAAAAATTCAAACCAGGCCCAATTCAGGTTGATACAAAAAAGAAAATAATTATTACCCCAGCAGGTGCAATTCCATTTACTCAGATCATAACCAGAGAAGACCGCGAGCAACGTGGCGAAGACGAAAGTGAAGTTAAGTCTGCACTATCGGATATTCACGAAAAACTAGGCGGAGACTATGATCTAGACAAGCAGTACGATGCAATTCACGAAGTATCAGAAGAGTCAGGTATTTCTTATCGCAAGTTGCTAGGAGCATGGGTTACGGATCCGTTGGGCATGAAGGAAGCAATTAGTGCAGCAAAGGATGCTGCAGATGATACAGAAGAAATGCCAGCAGAGGAACCAGCACCTGCTGCACTACCTGCACCCGGTGACGAAACTGCACAACCTGAGCAGCCAGTACAAGAGTCTAGAAAGAAAAAAGCCAAAGTTATAAAAGAAGGTCATCAGGTCATGCTAGATGTGAGAGATGATCATGAAGTTCAAATGGCACAGTCACAACTGTACCAGATGGTAAAGAACGCAAGTGACTTGCACAACATGCTTGACAGTATGGGCGAGCTAGAAGGTTGGGTACAGGCCAAGATTACTCTGGCAGCCGACTATATCAATCGTGTTAAGGATTATGTTGAGTACGAAATGGTTCGTGGTTCAACAGAACATCATGGCCATCGTTCACCTAACGACTTCTACGAAGATGATCCATTGCACGAAGCAAAGGATGACGATAAAGAAGATGATGCGGATGATGACAAGATCCCACACATTGTAATGCAACTACGTAAAGCTAAGGACGTAGATGGTAATCATAAAGTACGTTTTGAAGATGGGACATCTCACTACGTATCAATGACAGTTATCAAGAACTTCTTAGAAAAGCATGACAAGCAAAAGCCTGCAGTAAAGGACACAATGGCACGTGACGCAATCAAGAGCCTCAAGCATCTCAAAGCACGAGCAGAGTAACGCATGAAGATACAAGAACTACTGCAAGAGATGAGTCAGAAGGCCGCTGAGAAGATGGGCGTATCTGTCACACGGGTCACTAAAAAAGACTTTAAAGAAATCAAAGACAAGTTGTCTAAGATACTACTTGCAGTGGGCGTCAAGCATGCCGACTGGACTATGGGCGGCGCGGGCATATGGGATGAAACACATCCATACTACGACCCAAACAATCGTAAAAAAGATTCTGGCGACATTGACATCATGCTAGATGAAAAAGATGTACTAAGTGCATTTTCCGATAAGGACCTTAAAGGTAGCAAGCAGAAGTTGGCACAAGCTCTTACTGAGAAAGGTATCAAAAACAACGGAGCGTCACTTAACTGTGTTGTGAGATTTGATCAAGACAAGTTTGCACAAGTGGACCTAATTGTTAAACCTGATGCAGCCATTGCAATTAAAGGACATCAGATGGACTACTCCACTGATCCTACTATGCGCGGCGGAGACCTTTGGTTAGAAATATGGCCCACACTGATCAAGATGACACCTAGTCCCGTTAGCGGCAAGACAGAAATTGTTGACGCCAAGGGAAAGCCAAACAGTGCGCTACAGCTAAGTCCAGACAAGGGCGTAGTAGATCGTGAAACTGGCAGAGTCTTAGTTAGTTGGGCAGATAAGGATGGCGTTGCTAAACTTATGGTGGGCACACATGCGAATGGTCGCGACATATCCAGTATCTCAGGTTTGGAACGTGTGCTGAAAGTTGTTCCTAAGAAGTGGAACGCAGTCAAGCATCTATTCCCACACAGTAAGTAACAGCATGAAAATATTTGAAGTATTGCAGCATAAAGCAAAGCGTACGCTGCTTGAAGCAGGTACAGCTCACATCGAGGACTGGGTCACAGAACCCGATGGTGGCAAGCGAGCGTTAGAAGCATTAGTTAATCTAGAAGCCAATCCGCAAGAACTGTCCATTAAATGGGACGGCAGTGTAGGCATTGTATTTGGTCGTGATGCTGCAGGTAAGGTAGTATTTGTTGACCATTATCAATTTGCTAAAGTAGCCAAAGGCCAAGCAGAGTTTAGTACCATACGTGCATATGACGAACCACGTGGCGCTCAACGTGTAGAATTATGGGAAGCAGAGGACGCAATACGCCCTTTGCTAGAAAAGATTGTACCTAAGAAAGCAGACCAGTATTGGTTTGGCGACCTCATGTGGTATGGAAAACCAGACACAAAGAATGGCGAATACGTATTCCAGCCACGCACAGTAAAATACTCTGTGGGAGTGGAAACTCCACTTGGTAAGGACATTGCTCGTAGCAACGGCGGTATTGCTGTACACACATTCTTCCCTAGCTTAACATCGGCTAGTATTCCTCTACGTGGATTACAAGGGTTACGCGAAGGTGCAGGCATTGTGTTCTTTACGGGTGAGATGAAGGACACACCTAAGGTTACAATCGGCAAGCAACAGTTGTCCGCAGCCAAACGTACAGTTGCAAGTAATACAGACACTGTTAACAAGTTTATCAATGACCTTGCAGGCATGAAGGCCAAGACTGTGCTTACCGCAATGAGCAAGTTTATTTCACAAATGATTGACGAGAATGATGTAAGCTCTCGCATTGTGCCTCGCTTTATGGATTATCTCCAAGTACAACTAAGCCCTGCGGCAGCAAAGAAACTGCTGGGCGAAAACAAAGACGGTTGGCTATATCAAAAAGATGGAGCCAAAGGTCTTGAAGCATTGTGGGAAATGTGGGCTGTACTCACAGATCTCAAGCTACATGTTAAACAACAAGTAGACAAGCAGGTAAAGAACAGCGCAGTGCATGCTGAGATCAACGGCGACGCCGGACATGAAGGCTATGTATTTGGTGGTGGTAATGTCAAGTTGGTAGACCGATTAGGTTTTACACGAGCATTGCGCGCCAAGTTTGCAGTGTCTCCGGAAGAGATTGCAACCAAGAGCACCATGCCCAAAGCAGTATTTTGCTTTGGTAGAATGAATCCACCAACACTTGGACACAAGCAATTGATGCAAACTACTGTGGAAGCAGGTGGTGATAAGGCATTTATATTCCTCAGCAGTACTGTTGATAATGATGAGAATCCGTTGGATCCACAAACCAAAGCAGAATTTATCAAACAGATCTATCCAGCATACGCAGGGAATATTATATCGGGCGCATTCAAAACACCAATTGACGCAGCCAACTATCTATACGAACAGGGTTATCGTAACATGACCTTTGTGGGTGGATCGGATCGAATTGGTGCGGGACCAAAGAGTATCGAAAAACTACTCAACAGTTGGAACAGTGGTCTGGTGCGTACTACAGACTTTGCTCGTGGTCCAAAAGGACGCGAACATGTGGTGCTAAACTTTGCCAGCAGCGGCGAACGTGATCCAGACAGCAAGGGCGTAGAAGGTATTAGCGGCAGTAAGGCACGTGAAGCTGCAGCAGCCGGTGATGAAAAACGCTTCTTCCAATTAACAGGTGTGAACTCAAAACTGAAAGTAAAAGGCCAAACACTTTACCAAGCCACACGCAACGGCTTGGGGCTCAAATAGAAATTTGACTTAACAGCTCCTAGGCATATATAATAGTGTACATCATGCAGTGGCATGGTGTTACGTAGAAACTAAGGAAAACTAGGAGTTTATTAAAATGGCAACATTAGCAGAAATTCGTGCGAAACTAGCACAACAAGAGTCAAAGGCCCTCGGCGGCGGTGGTGGTGACAATGCAGTATTCCCGCATTGGAACATCGCAGAAAACACAACAGCAACAATTCGTTTCCTCCCAGATGGTGATCAAACCAACACTTTCTTCTGGGTAGAGAAGGCAATGATCAAGCTTCCGTTCCCGGGCGTTGCAGGTGATCCCAGCAGCAAGCCAGTATTGGTGCAGGTCCCATGTGTAGAAATGTGGGGCGAGAATTGCCCAATCCTTGCTGAAGTCCGTACTTGGTTCAAGGATCCAAGCATGGAAGAAATGGGTCGTAAGTATTGGAAGAAGCGTACTTACTTGTTCCAGGGCTTTGTGGTTGATCCGGCTTCGCTCAAAGAAGACAATCTTCCCGAGAATCCAATTCGTCGATTCATTATTAGCCCACAGTTGTTTACCCCAATTAAGGCAGCATTGATGGATCCAGATATGGAGAACTTGCCAACTGACTATGTCAAAGGCACAGACTTCCGTGTCAGTAAGACTGTTAAGGGCAAGTTCTCGGACTACAATAGCAGCAGCTATGCACGTCGTGAACGTGCGCTCAATGACGTTGAGATGGCAGCAATTGAGAAGCACGGACTGTTCAGTCTGCGTGACTTCCTCCCAACCAAGCCAACCGAAATGGCCCTTAAGGTCATGAAGGAAATGTTTGAAGCCAGCGTAGATGGTAAGCCATATGACGCAGCCAAGTGGGGTCAGTTCTTCCGTCCATCGGGTCTGAGCGTAGGTGGTGATGGTGATGCTGCTCCGCGCAGTGCCCCAAAGCCAGCGGCGCGTGTGGTTGATGCGGATGATGATATCCCTTTTGAGTCAGCCGGTACGTCTACAGAGTTTGAAGTTCCAGTCAAACCTGCAGTAACTGCTGCACCGGCAACAACCACAAGCAAGCGAGCAGAAGACATTCTCGCAGCCATCAAGGCACGCCAGAACAAGGCCTAATAGCCTTGTAGTTGGGGTAGTTACCTACCCCAACGTTCTTAACATGTGAGTGAATAATATGGTAAAACCATTTGACATTTCAAAGTTTCGTAAAACTCTAACCAAGAGTATTCAGGGATTGAGTATTGGCTTTCGTGATCCAGATACTTGGGTCAGCACAGGCAATTATACTCTAAACTATCTTATCTCAGGTGACTTCCATCGTGGAGTTCCACTGGGTAAGGTAACAGTGTTTGCAGGAGAATCAGGTGCGGGCAAGAGCTTTATCTGCTCAGGCAATCTAATTCGTAATGCACAGGAGCAGGGCATTTTCGTTGTACTAGTAGACACTGAAAATGCACTGGATGAAACATGGCTTAAGGCCTTGGGTGTAGACACTAGCGAAAGCAAGTTGCTCAAGCTCAACATGGCCATGATTGACGAAGTAGCTAAGACTATCAGTGACTTCATGAAGGAATACAAGGATACCTACGCTACTACACAGGAAGAAGATCGTCCAAAGATTCTGTTCGTAATTGACAGTTTGGGCATGTTGCTTACACCAACCGACGTAAACCAGTTTGAAGCTGGTGACATGAAGGGTGACATGGGTCGCAAACCTAAGGCACTAACCAGTCTAGTACGCAACACTGTAAACATGTTTGGTGACTGGAACATAGGTATGGTGTGTACTAATCACACTTACGCTAGTCAGGACATGTTTGACCCGGACGACAAGATCTCAGGCGGACAAGGCTTTATCTACGCCAGTAGCATTGTGGTTGCCATGCGCAAGCTCAAGCTAAAGGAAGACGAAGACGGTAACAAGATTAGCGAAGTACGTGGTATCCGTGCAGCGTGTAAGATTATGAAGACACGGTACGCCAAGCCATTTGAAAGCATGCAGATTAAGATTCCATATGATACGGGTATGGACCCATACAGCGGCTTGTTCGATATGTTGGAAACTAAGAACATGGTCAAGAAGGATGGCAATCGTTACGTATACACTGACCTTAAGGGTACTGAACACAAGTACTTCCGCAAGGCATGGGCGGCTAACGAGAATGGTATCCTAGACTTAGTCATGGACGAGTTTGCTACTAAGAACGCAAAGATCCTGCCCGTAATCGCTAAGGAAGTTGACACCGAAGATGAAGCTGAATAAGTAAGCTAGCATTTAGTTTGGAGACTATTTAATGGCTTATAATGATGCACTTAGTGAAGATGTACTGTTTGAATTGTATGATATCGTATTAGGATACGTTCCCGATAAGGAGCGTGAAGACCTTGCGCAACACGTCTACGATTGGTTGCGAGCATGGGAAGCCCCTGCTACTGTTTACGACGGATTAAGTGAACATGACAAGTATCTAAATACTCTATCCAAAGACTCTGCTGTCTCTGAGGAATACGAAGAGGAAGAAGAGGAAGAAGATAGTTACGATTCTAGCGACGACGACGATTACGAATGAGGTGATGGGTGACTTGGTACCATAAAGTAACACGCGACATTTCTACTATTCCAGATGCTCTGGACTATTATGAAAATGAATATCAAGTTGCCCGCACCGAAGTACAGCTTCGTGGAGTAGTAGAAAAGCAATCCGCTGAACTGCCCGGAGTGGTAGAGCAGCGGTTTTGCCAACTACAAGAGATTGAAGCAATATTGGAATATATTAATATCCAATTGCGCAAAATTAAAACCAAACACTATAAAAAGTTTTTGGAAAGTTATAATCGAGCATTGTCTAGTCGTGATGCAGATAAGTATGCAGACGGCGAGGACGAAGTTATTGATTATGAAACACTTGTTAACGAAGTCGCACTTATGCGTAACAAATGGCTAGGCATCATCAAGAGTTTGGATGCTAAACAGTTTCAGATAAACAATGTAGTTAAGCTACGTACCGCCGGCATGGAAGATGCAAAGGTATAACACATGCGAATTTGTAAAGTAATTTTTTCCACAAACCGTCTCAAATATCTAATACCTACTCTGGAGTCTTTTCATAAGAATTTAGACTTTGGAGATCATGAAGTAGATGGAATTTTTATTGACGATTGGCCAACGGGTCGAAATGATACGTTCGTTGAAGCTCTTGCTCAAAAGTATGGATATACTCGTATTGTATTGCATGCAGAGAATCAAGGTATATCAACTACTTGGCAACATGTCAATGAGCTATTAAGTGAGAAAGAATACGATTACGTTTGGCATCAGGAAGACGATGTAGAACTACTGCAGCCGTTGCACATAGATGATCTTATTAAAATAATGAATGAGCTGCCACAGTTATTTCATATTAATCTAAAAAGACAAATTTGGTATGCTAGCGATGTTGAAGAGTTTACAAGACCCGACGATGTTATTTTAGATAACTATCGAATTAATTACGAACATACTTATTTTAGTCCGATGGCATGTTTTTATCCTTATTGGATATCTCAGATGAATATCAAAGAATCTACTGATATGTGTCCGGGTGAAGGTTTAGTAATGGTAACTGCCAAAGAACGCACAAACGGAACACAATGTGGATCCACACTTAAGAACACAGACGGCTCTCCCATTGTTAACCATATTGGAGAAGTAACCCGTGGTCGCCGGCTAAATCAGGGCGAATGGGGATGGGAGAGATTTGCCTGGATGGATACTACTAAGGACTATTGTGCCAAAACTGGTATAGAAAAACCACTGGACCCAAAATAAAAGTTGACACAACCCTAGTAACGTATTAATATGTGCGCTGTTACAGTTATTTGGACTTTGTTGTGAAGCGTTCCAAAAAGCAAGTCAAGCATGTATCCAATTTTATCCCTGCAGAGAATTTCTGGGCTGCAATGGTTTGCGGGCATCGCGTAATTGGAGAACAGTATCCAGACGGGCACTCGCATGTTGATGTGCTCAAACGCCAACAGTTTGCTCAAGCAGCACTAGCTGATGACTCTCTAATTACAGAGGACGACCGAGCTCTTGCGCAGGAACTGATTGAGTATCAGCGTGGTCGCTTGCTGGATATGATTGCAGGCAAGATCAGCAACTATGGCAAGATTGTAGTCACCCTGTTTATGCAGGAAGAAGTTGATGTTAACCAATCTACTAACTTTACGTTTGGGGTTAACCAGCCCGGCTACTATATTACACATCGCGAAAATCAGCGTCGTGGCGAGCTGATTGAACGGTCCAAACTGACCTCTCGTTGTGTGGGCAAGCTCAAGGACCGTATTGAAGTACGTGGTACTGTGTTGCGTGTATTTCCTTCAAAGAACACAGTATATCAAGAAACCAATGGACATATTTTGCTGGGAGACGATGGCAATCTCTACCTCTACTGGCATAGCAAGCAAGATGTTTACGAAGATGATTACGTTTACATACGTGGTACCGTTAAGGCGCACATAGACGGCAACACCACCAAACTAAATCGTGTGCTTTATCTTGTTAAGGAGTGAAAAAGAGCGTTATGAAGTCGAAGAATCCCAGCAAGGTTATCAAGCGTAACCCTGTTGCCCGGGCCCTGCGCGAGGATGACCAATTCAAGCATCGCGTGGAACCATCTGATCACGACTACCGTCGTGCTACTGCTGCAGACCTGCGCAAGTGGCAAAACCAAGTTGATGACGATTTAGACGACGATTTTGGGGTAGATTAACCCTAAAAAACGCTCAAAATAGCCCCAGGCTGCGTAAGTTGTTGATTTTATTGGGAAAACTAAAATCCCTGTAGAGTCAATGACTTACGTGCGCCCTTGCTAAGTTATTGATTTTATTAGAATTCTTTCTGCCAAAAAGAGTTGCACTGCACCTGGATGGCTGTATAATACGACACATAGGGAACAACGATATGGAGAACAAGCAAATGGCAAATTTCGTTCGTATTACTAGCGGTAAGTATCGCGGTATGCAGATCCGCAATCAGACGTTCCGCCTTGTGCAGGATTACAAGGAAGGCGCCAAGGGCGGCTTCGTTACTGTACTTGCTGGCAACGACATGGGCGACTACGCCGGTAAGAACATCCGTATTACGGTAGAGAGCATTCGCTCTATCCAGCCCGTTGCTGCTAGCGAAATTCCCAACAACGTGATTGCGTTCACGCCTGCTGTTGTTAACAAGAGCGAGGATGACGACGTCATGTACGAGACGCCCGTTGACACTGACGAGACCGACGAGCAGATCATGCAACGTGTGGGTGCCCGCTTTGAGGTGCTCAACGAGATGACGATGGCTGCTAAGGAAGGCAACATCCGCGCAATGATTGTGAGCGGTGCCCCAGGCGTGGGCAAGAGCTACGGCGTTGAACAGACGCTAGAGACAGCGAGCATGTTTGACAAGCTGATCAAGGTCGTCAAGCACGAAGTGGTCAAGGGTGCGATGACGCCCATTGGCCTCTACAAGAAGCTGTTTGACTTCAGCGACTCCAACTGCGTGTTGGTGTTTGACGACTGCGACAGCATCTTGCTTGAAGACCTCAGCCTCAACATCCTCAAGGCTGCGCTCGACAGCAGCAGCCGGCGGCGCATTCACTGGAACAGCGATAGCGCATTGCTGCGTCGTGAGGGTATCCCCAACGCTTTCGACTTTAAGGGTTCGGTGATCTTCATTACTAATTTGAAGTTCGATAACATCAAGAGCAAGAAGCTGAAGGATCACATTGACGCACTCCAGTCGCGCTGCCACTACTTGGACCTGACCATCCACACCACGCGCGAGAAGCTGCTGCGGTTGCGTCAGATTGCTGCTACGGGTACGCTGTTCGACGCTGAGAAGTACGGCTTCACTGAAGAGCAGTCGACGGAGATTGTGAATTTCATCACTGAGAATGCGAACAAGATGCGCGAGATCAGCTTGCGCGCCGCGCTTAAGGTGGCTGACCTTTACAAGATTAACCCCAACCGTTGGCAGGAGCTGACGCGCATGACCTGCATGCGCTAATCAATTCCGCAAGTGCCAACTTGGAGCCCCGCCTAGTGCGGGGCTTTTTTATAGACCTTTACTCAGTATTCGGTCTACTGCTTGAGCTTTTCTCATTGGATATATTTTATCCAAAATAGGGTTAGGATTTTTGGCTGCTTGGGCTGCAGCATAATCTCTATCTTGTGTGGGCTCTACCTTTTTGGCATCCTTACTGATATCCCAATATACTACGGGATCATTGGTATAAGGATTGGGTTCTACTTCTCGAGTTATATTAGGCCACGCCAACTGTTGTTGCAGGCGTTTGGCTAGTGCACCATACAGTCGTATTCTGCTGGATGTTTTTTCAGTCTCGCCTTTGTCTGCAGGGGCACTGAAATGAATAGTGTTCACGCTGGGATTATTTTTGAGGAAATCCATTATGACAGCACCAACTGTAGCAAAGATTCTCTGTGCCTCCTGATAACTATCTTTGGTCTTTCCCAGGTCTAAACCGCGCGTCAGAGTGTAACGACCAAAACCAACTTCTACACGATTGTCTCCTCGTACATCAAATGATATCTGATAGCGTTTGAGTATACTGTTGGCACGGAACACATATTTTGCCATAGCGTATTTGGCTCTTGCCTGTCGCCATGGGTAGGGTTTATCAAGTGATTCCGTTATGAATTCTGTTGCCCGCATGTGGTATTTAGCCCAACTATTACGGCTATGCATCTTGCTTTAAATACATATACCTAGTACACTTGTATCTATGACAGTAAAAATCATTATCCGCGACGAAGTCAACATTAAGATTGAAGGACTTGAGCCCATGATGCGGCGCAAGTTAGTCAGCAAGTTCAAATACCAAGTGCCGTATGCACGACATCTACCCGCTGTAAGATTGGGACGTTGGGACGGGTGTATTCAGTTCTTTGCCGCTAGCGGCACAACCTATCTCAAACTTCTGGAAGAAATCCTTCCTGAGATTGAACATCTAGATATTGAAATTGAAGACTACAGGCAGGGGTGGGAACTAGAGTTCGAATCAGTAACTGAACAAAGCCTAGCTCATATATCCTGGCCCGAGAATCATACTTCTGCTGGTACTCCTGTAACGCTGCGTGACTATCAAGTGGAAGCAATCAATGCATTTCTCGCGGAGCCACAGAGCATACAAGAGATTAGCACAGGTGCGGGCAAGACCATAATGACTGCTACACTGTGCAGCCGCGCAGAGAAGTATGGGCGTACCTTAACCATTGTACCCAACGTGGACTTGGTTAAACAAACACTCAAAGACTATCAGCTAATTGGTCTAGATGTGGGGGTTTTCTATGGTAGTCAGAAAGAATATCAAAAGACACATACCATTTGCACATGGCAAAGTCTGAATAGTCTCGGCAAGAAAACCAAAGACGGTACAGCACCTGTTGAGTGGCCGGAGTTTGCTCAAGGTGTTAACTGCATCATTGTAGACGAAGCCCACATGGCCAAGGGCGATGTACTCAAAGCCATGCTAAGTGGGCCGTTTGCGCAAGTGCCAATTCGTTGGGGGTTGACAGGAACCATTCCCAAAGAAGAGTTTGAATGGCGTTGTTTACATGTGGGAATTGGTGCTGTAGTAAACAAGATCCGTGCAGCAGATCTGCAGGATCAGGGCGTACTTGCACAGTGTAAAGTTAATATTGTACAGATACAGGACCAACGCACCTTCTCCAACTACCAAAGCGAACTCAAGTATCTACTAACAGATACTAAACGAATAGATTACATGTCCAAACTAGTCAAGCAAATCAGTGCGCAAGGCAATACACTAGTACTTGTAGACCGCATCGAAGCAGGACAAGAATTGGTAGATCGTATACCCAACGCAGTGTTTATTTCGGGCGGTGTTAAAAGTCAGGACAGGCAAGAACACTACGACGAAGTAGCTACAGCAGAAGGTAAGGTAATTGTTGCGACATATGGTGTAGCAGCAGTGGGCATTAACTTACCACGCTTGTTTCACATTGTACTAGTAGAGCCAGGCAAGAGTTTCGTGCGCACTATACAGAGCATCGGACGTGGATTACGCAAGGCGCAGGACAAGGACAGTGTAGAGATTTGGGATGTGACTAGCAGTTGCAAGTTCAGCAAGCGACACATGACCAAACGCAAACAGTTTTATAACGATGCAAATTATGAATGGGAACTACAAAAGGTAAACATTTGATGAATATTCTCACAATTGAAAACATTAGTATGAGCATGCTAGAACTACCTGCAGAGGTAGACGACTTGCGTTTTGCAGTACTAGACAACAGCGATCCAAACGATCCGGATTACTTTTTTATTCCCTTGATCTTTCTAGAAAGCTTTACTGCCCCTGCTGCAATACTAGAAATAGGTAAACATACAATTAAGATGCCATTGGACTGGCAGGTAATGATAGGTGATCCTGAGATTGGCGATCTAGAAGTTATACCGCTTACTAGTATCAGCGAGCGTGGGTTCGAAACACTAACAGTAAATCCACTAACTGGTTTCCGTCCTCTCTTTGAGAAGATTGATATTGTAGATGTATATCCCGAAGTCAAGTGGTACTTCCCCAAGCTTAAATCGGGGCATCTATTAGCAGTACCACTTACAGAAGGAAGTAATCCCAATTGTGTGTTCTTTGCTCGAGAGATTAGTCGTACACAACAGATTGTGAAGATTGACGAGCTTTGGTAATGGCTGCTAAGTTAGATATATTCCGTATATTGGCTGCAGTAGACCGCAGAGATAAAACGTTCTACGATAACCTAACCGACGATGAGCGTAAGGCATTTAGCCCTTACATCATGCTACGTTGGGTTAGCACAGTTAATAGTAATCCTGTGCTGGAATCCTGGTACGTGGAGGAAACCAACCGCATGGTTAATATCAACTACTTTACACTGGCTAGGTATCCCAAGTTTATGTGGTTGATGTATTCCCAAGTGGGCAGTACACAACGTATTAAACATGAGTATCTTGGGCGCGAGTTTAAAAAGAAAAACAAGAAGCTAGATGCACTACTACGATTGTATCCCGCAGCCAAACAAGCAGACTTAGAACTACTGTCAGAAACAGTTTCTGATCAGGAGCTAGAGGTAATAAATGATGAATACAGAGAATTTGAGTCAGACTTTGAATGACTTTGCTTGCGAGTTTTGCAAGCGTGAATTCAAACGTGAACGTACATTACTATCGCATACTTGCAGGCAGAAGTTACGCCATCAAGAAGGACAAACTGCCGATGGTAAATTAGCATTTACTGTATACGACAAGTTCTATCAACAGACTCAACGCAAGAGTAAAACATGGGAGCAGTTTGCCGACAGTCCATACTACAACGGCTTTACTAAGTTTGCCAAATACATTCGCAGTATGGATGTGGTCAATCCCATGTTGTTTGTAGATTGGGTAATTAAGAATAATATCAAGTTAGAGTATTGGTCCCGCGACACCACATACGAACGCTATCTCACACAACTGCTAGCAAACGAATCAGCAGAGAATGGTATCGAACGAACATTCCATCATATGCAGGAATGGGCTGAACAGAATAAATTAACATTGGATCAATATCTATATCATGCAAATACTAACAAGATTGTGCATGATATTATCAGCGGTAGGGTTAGTCCTTGGCTGTTGTACGGCACTAAGACTGGACAAGAACTGCTATCAAGGTTCAACGACGATCAGGTGCATCTGATTATCCGTTATATTGATCCAACTGTGTGGTATAATAAGATCAAAGAAGAAACAGATCAGATAGAGTTTGTTTGCAGCATATGTGAACAGGTAGGCATTAACTAATGGACGTTGATATCGATCTAGGTGATCGAACACAGTTAATGGAACTGGTACGACACGTTCCGGCTAGTAGTATCAAAGATGGAATAGCGGGTAAGCACCCTACTGGGGTATATTTTCAATACATTCCCACTGATCCATTAACTAGATTGTCTGCAGTAGATTATCATACAGCAGAGGAGTTGGGCTTCTTTAAGATAGACTTACTTAACGTACACGTTTATCAGCAGGTGCGGGATGAAGAACATTTGATTCAATTGATGAATCAAGAACCCTTGTGGGAACTATTGGAGAATTGTGAATTTGTAGACCAAGTGATCCACATCCATGGGCACTATGATTCAATCCGTGCTATGCCCGAGCCCATCACTAGCATCAAACACCTTGCTATGTTCTTGGCTATACTCCGCCCCGCAAAGCGACACCTGACAGGACAGCTCTGGGCAGAAGTTGAAAAGACTGTTTGGTTGAAGTCCAATGATGGCAAGTTTGGATTCAAACAATCGCACAGCATTGCTTACGCTCATCTTGCGGCAGTCCATATGAACCTCCTATGCGAGCAGTTACTTAACCCGCTTGACTAGTTGAACACTGCGTCGTTTGATACGCTTCTTAAAGAAATCGTGTAAACTAACCATATGTCCCGCAATAATTTTGATTTCTTTGGTGCTGAACGTTTTAAGACAGGGTCTGAATGGGTGGAAATCGTCCTTTAAGAACAAGTTGATGGGGATTATTCTATTACTTTCCCACCACCATTGTTCTCCCATTCTGAGGAAGTATGTTTTTAGATCGTCTGACTCTATTGCTTGGAAATCATAAAAGTTTATAAAATTACCGTCACTGTTTTGTGTTATTCCCACATATTCTTCTCCACAGTAGCTGACTACTGCTAGAAAGGGAAACTTTTTTAATAGTTCTGGTAGTTTAGGTGTTGTCACGGGTATAAATACTCTTATGCAAATTACAGCTTATTTATTCAACCCAGAAGTGATGGCAAGGTTTAACAAACCAAATACTGTGCGTAACACAGTTATGTGGAACAAGCCACTGCGAGTGTACAAGGGTGCAGACAATTTCATTGATATTGTAGTCAATGACTTTGATTTACAGCCAACTACTGTTAACCTTTACACTTTCAACTTCCGTGTGCGAGACAGAGAGCAGACTCTCTTATTAGATAAAGATATTGCTATCAAAACTGGATTTACCAATCGCCTAGCACTTAATATTCTAGAAGCAGATCTAGCAGATGTAAACATTGGAATGTATACTTGGGGCATAAGTCTCACAGATGAAAATGGGTTAAAACGTCCTCTGTACCTAGAACTTAACGGTAACGCAGAGGGTTCAATACAGGTTGCAAGATGGTTCTTTGGCGCGGTGTAACCCATGTCTAGAAGTATAAAAGTGTTTAAGGGCGTGGATAATTTCATCGACGTTGCAGTAAAAGACCAAGAACAACAATCCTTGTCTGTTAGCGAATACTCTTTTCATTTTAAAGTTAGAGATCGAGAAGCTAACATAATTATAGACAAAGCACTAGGTTTCGTTGAAGGGTGTACAGATAAGCTAGCAGTAGATTTACTAGTTGCCGATCTAGACAGTATCGACCTAGGGTCATATGTTTGGGGCATTACCGTAGTAGATGAGGACAACAAAACTCGTCCTTTATTCCTAGCATTAAACGGCGACATCGAAGGTACACTTCAAGTTGAAAATAGTCCAATCTCATAAGGTGAACAAGCATGTGGAATAAACCTATAAAACTATTCAAAGGTGTAGACAACGTATTTGATATACAAGTGCAGGACTTTGATCAACAGCCTATACCAGTTAGAACATATGTGATACGATTCCGTGCAGTGGACTTCAATGAAATTCCTGTACTCAGTAAAGAGCTCAACTTTCGAGAAGGCTTCACTAACAGACTAGCGTTAGACATTAGTCGTCACGAGATTGCGGATCTTGAACCTGCATTATACAAATGGGGTTTAAGTATTGATGACGGTGAAGGACTAGAGCGTCCACTATACCTAGAACAAAACGGTGCAACCGAAGGTTCACTTGAGATATCAGATTGGAGCTACGCAGATGACGCACTAGTATCTGCAGTATTGGACACATGGACATTGGACGCAAACACTACCAATGTTACCAATGACATACTAAGTGGCGTAGTCACATTAGATGCGCTAACAGGTAGCCAACTCAGTCCCATGCATACCATTGCAGTATTCAAAGATGCAGGAGCAGACGGTAAACTAACTGTTGAAGTATCAAACAACATGACCAACGCAACATGGGCAACAGCATATACCATAACGCTCACTGCGGGAACAACAAACAGTTACAACAATTTTTATGGTATCTATGAACGCCTTCGTTTCCGTTTTACACCGTCCATTTATAGCAGCGGCACTATCCAAACTTTATACTATAGATTGTTTTAAAAACTTGATTTTGACCAGCATTTAAGTATACAATACATGTATGACTAATGCCTTAACACAAACTGTAGTTGATCTTTGGAGACAGGGTAGGAAAACCAAACTTAGTCCAACAGGTTGGATTAGTGGTAACGCTGTGTGCTGCGATGACCGCAGAGGGCGAGGCGGTCTGCGATCAGATGTTGACGGATCTTGGAATTGGCATTGTTTTAATTGCCAGTTTAAAACTGGTTGGATGCCCGGTCGATTACTGTCAGTTAAGAATAGAGACTTCATACATAAACTTGGTGCAAGTGATGACCAGTTGTCTCAACTGTCAATGATAGCATTGAGACTAAAAGAGGACATACCTCTTTTAAACACGCGAGACACCGTAGCAGCAGCATTTCCCCTTCACGATTTGCCCGAGCAAGCAATTCCTATCGCACAAGCACTAGTTGAACATGCTGATAATCAACAACTCGTCGAAGTATGCAATCGCATACTAGCAAGACAACTGGATCTCGGCAAGTATTACTGGTCGCCGGACATGCCCAATCGCTGGATTATTCCGTTTACATGGCATAATAAAAACGTAGGATGGACTGCGAGAAGTATAGGAAAAACAAAACCAAAGTATCTTAGTTATGTGCCTAACGGATATGTATATGGGCTAGATCATCAGCACCCAGACTGGACAGTGATGATTGTGTGTGAAGGTGTACTCGATGCTGATATAATAGGTGGTGTTGCTGTACTAGGTAGTTCAATGTCTAATAAACAGCGAGAACATATTGAACGATCAGGTAAACAGATTATATGGGTAGCCGACCAAGACGAAACTGGGCTTAGGGTAGCCGAGCGAGTGTTAGCATGGGGATGGGGATGGGCTATTAGTATCCCGCACTGGCAAGACTGCAAAGATATTAATGATGCCGTAGTCCGATATGGTCGGGAAGCCACTTTACTAAGCATAATTACATCAGCAACTCGCAATAAAGTATCCGCTACTTTGCGAATCAAACAATTAAGGCACAAGCTCAAGCATGAAAGAACAAATTAAAAACTACGATATAGATATCCAAAAACTGTATCTGCAGATGCTGTTGCATGATGCCGAAACCTTTGTGCGTGTACAAAGTATCTTTGATCCAGAAAGCTTTGATCGTAATCTGCGACCCACTGCAGAATTCATTAACACCCACGTTAGCGAATACAAGGTACTGCCCACACTAGAACAGATACAGGCTACTACTAATCAAAAGTTTGATCGAATTGAGGGTATTACTCCCGCTCACCTTGACTGGTTGATGGATGAGTTTGAAACCTTTGCAAGGCATAAGGCATTAGAGCGAGCAATCATTGCCAGTGCAGATATGTTGGAAAAGGGACACTATGGCGATGTAGAAAACAAGATCAAAGCCGCAGTACAGATTGGGCTTACCAAGGATATTGGTACCAATTACTTTGAAGACCCCCGCGCTCGACTGACTGGATTGCGAGACGGTAACGGACAGATCAGCAGCGGTTGGACCGATATTGACCATGCACTGTATGGTGGACTAAATCGCGGCGAGCTTACTATTTGGGCAGGTGGCTCAGGTTCAGGCAAGAGCTTGCTTATGCAGAACCTCAGTCTCAACTGGGTACTAGCAGGATTAAACGGCATTTACTTTACACTGGAACTTAGCGAAGCACTGTGCAGCATGCGACTGGACAGTATGGTTGCAGAAGTCAGTTCGCGCGATGTATTTAAACGTATCGACGACGTTGAGCTTAAGGTGCGTATGGCGGGCAAGCGGTCAGGAGCACTTCAGATCAAGTACATGCCATCAGGCAGCAGTTGTAACGACTTCCGCAGTTACATCAAAGAATACACCACACGCACAGGGCACAAACCAGACTTTGTTGCTATTGACTATCTGGACTTGTGCAGTCCCAATAGCAAGACTATAGACCCAGGTAACTTGTTCGTGAAGGACAAGTACGTAAGTGAAGAGATGCGCAACTTGGCCAAAGAACTGAACGCTATTTGCATTACTGGCAGTCAGCTTAACCGTGCAGCAGTTGAGGAAGTGGAGTTTGACCACAGTCATATTGCAGGTGGTATGAGTAAGATTAACACTGCAGACAACGTGATTGGTATCTTTACCAGTAGAGCCATGCGTGAGCGTGGGCTGTATCAGGTACAGTTTATGAAAACACGCAGCAGTAACGGGGTAGGACGCAAGGTTGAACTTGAGTTTGACACAGAAACACTGCGTATTAAGAACAGCACTAACAGTAACAATCAACCCGCATCTACAGCATTATATCAGAATATCAAAACACGTAGTACAATTGCTGCAGATCCAGGTACAACATTTAATACTGGGTCAGATTCACCTAGTGCAGCATGGGACGAACCCGTTGGGAAGATTACAGCAAACACCAGTAGCAGTCGTCTCAAACAGATGCTGGGCAATTTGAATCAATAATTGATTGCAGCCTTGCTAAATAAAGCAATGCTGGAGTTAATCTAATGAAGATTTCTGAATTTGCTGTTAAAGAACAAGAATTTCTCGATGAGATAGGTGCAGTGCCGCTATGGAAGCGAGGCTTATATAAGCTAGGCGCAACACTTGGCAGTCAGAAAGCCTTAGGTAAGCTAGATGTAGCGCACGAAGCTAACAATCTATACAAGCAGGTAAAGAAATGGATGGGGCAATCGGGCGAACGGGCCGTAAGCGCCAATGATCTCGTTAATGTAGTTAGCATCCAGCAAGGTAGATTTGATCAGGGCATAATGAATACTGCTATACAGAAAGCAGGAATTGACGGTGATGCAAAATTAAGCATGCGCCAGCTGGGTAAAGTACTAGTTGGATATTTACAGCAGTCTTCTCGTAGAGATGCTGTAGCAAATCCACAAAGTGGAGGCAATCAGCAAGCTGCACAGGACCAGCCACAAACCGCTGCTCCCCAAGTACAACCTACACCACAACTACAACCTACACCTCAGCAAGCAGCACCTGAACCACAACCTGCTGCACCTGCCCCGCAACCACAACCAGCACCCGCTGCGCCTGAACCACAACCACAACCAGCACCTGCTGCACCTGCCCCGCAACCACAACCAGCACCCGCTGCGCCTGAACCACAACCACAACCAGCACCCGCTGCGCCTGAACCACAACCAGCTGCTCCTAAACCCGAACGCCAAACAATTGCACAACGCGGGCAAGCAGCACAAGCAAGACAAGCTACACAAAAGGCAGGCGGCATGAAGAAACTTGGCCCGCAGCAGGTTAAAATTGTCAAAGAAAGTATTGACGATCAAATTCTAAGTGAATTTGCTCAGAAACTAGATAACATCTAAGAGTAACATATATGAAGCGTAAAACTCGCAGCATACTTGAAGAGATTAATGACTTGGTACCAAATAAGAGTCGCCAGGAAGTAATCAATAGCCGTGCCAGTCACGTGCTGAGTAGTTTTATTAATTTTCTTGATAGCATTCACGAATCTTACGACCGCGAAACTGCAGAAAACCTAGAACGCAAGTTACTAAATGCAGTACGTGCGCGAGATGCTAGTAAATTTACTAACAGTCTTCGTCGTATAGAAGAACAAGCAAGTGATGTCAGTGATACTGACCTTACTGAGTTCATTAAGAGTATTAAAAAGCTATGAGACTACACGATATACAAGTTAACGAGAATATGGCCAGCCGCGACCGCAATCATGGCGTAGAACATGAAGTAAACAATTTTGAAATACGTATCGACGGTCAACCTTGGAAGATATTGCCAGGTAAAGGTCCGGATGACAGTCCCGAACAGGTGCGTGAGGAAAATCGTATAGCAGGCATGTGCCAACGCAAAACTGCAGAGAGCGGCAAAGTATGGTCATGGCGATCAACTTCTCAGGAACCAAATGATACTATTACCCCTTCAGCTTCGACTGCGGTAACTACAAACTTTCAAGTCTTTATTAACGGTCGTTCGTGGCGAGTATTTAAGGGTGCAGGCCCAGACAATAGCCTTGCACAACGTAGTGAGATGGATAGATTAGAAAAAATGTGCAATCGAAAGAGTGTACAAACTGGGCGCAAATGGGAAGTCAAGCCAACTAAGGCAGAGCCAACTCCTGCTGGCCCACGCCCTCATATTACGGAAAAACAAATAAACATGCCTGCACGTTTTAGTCCAGGTGATGAAGTCAGAGTCAAAGGTCATCCAGAACTATATGGCGTGCTAGTAAAGCTATTAGCCGACAATGCTGCGCTAGTAGATTTTGAAATTGATGATGGCCATGAGCCTGTTGGATCAGAAGTTGATCTAGCAGACCTAGAGCCAGCTACAGTACATGAAAGCAAAATGTCAAGACTTGACGCCGAGCTAGACAACCCAGAAATTGACGACGACATACATGATCCCAACATAAGTGACGAAGAGTTTGAAGACAAGTACGGCATGAGCAAGGAAATAGCTAAAATGTTCCGCGATGCTGCTATTAACGACAAACCCATTTTTGATCCAAAACACGACCGTTGGACTGAATATGGTGATCCAATACACGAACAGGATGTAGAAGAAAATACCGGTAATCAGATAGGCGGAGCGTTTGGTGCTATGGGTGCTGGATTTAGCGATGCTAAACTAGCCAAAGCAATAGTGTATTTTATGCAAGGTAGACACCAAGAAGGTGAACAATTTATCAGCATAGCACTTAGCAAAGCTGATCCAGCAGTTAAAGGAAAGATTCTGTCACAATTGAAATCCTTGCCTAAACTAAAGCCTGGGGTAGACCCTAACGATGATCCTGCTGCACAAAAGTATATTAACGATACAGTAATACCATGGATTAAAAAGCAACTAGGACAACGTGTGTCTGAAAAACTAGACGCTAATCAACGTCGTGCAGGACAAGCTGGACCAATGGAAGAGGGAACAGGAAACTCAGCAGATCCTAAATGGCATGGTAGCAATGCTGACATGGAATGGTATGATGCTTACAAAGATCAGCCAATTCGTGTTAAAGTAAAGAATCACTCTGGTATTGGCGATGGCATATCTGGGACCTTCCTCGTCATAAAGTTTGAGAAAATTGATGCCACTAAAGCAACACTTACAATAAAATCACGCGACGGTGAGATGACAGCAACAGTAAACCTGGATAAGCCAGAGACTGTATTAACTAAGCAGTATGACAGAGTCCCTGCAATGAAATTCTACATCGGTAGCATGCCAGCAACAGCTCGTCAAGCATTCAATCTGTTTCAACACAAGAATAACAAGAGTGAAGATGTATCCGAAGGCGACGTATTCTTTATTGAAATGGGCAACACACTGATCGAAACCACAGTGCTACGTGCCAATCACGACACTGTACTACTAGCTGCAGACAACGCAACAATGGCCATGCTAGATGCTTCCTCTATCATGGAAGCTGAATATCACGGACACAAGGTGCAATTGGGTAAACCCATGCAGGGCGATGTTAAAAAATTTAAGGTCTATGTGAAGGATCCCAAGACTGGCAACATTAAGAAAGTAAACTTTGGCGATCCTAACATGCGCATCAAGAAGAGCAATCCTGCCCGCCGTAGAAGCTTCCGCGCACGTCATCACTGCGAAACTCCGGGACCAAGAACCAAAGCTCGTTATTGGTCTTGTAGGAAGTGGTAAATGCGAGCACATGAGCTTACTGAACAAACACTAGAAGAAGCATCGATTAAGGAAAAGATTGGAGCTATTCTACTTGCAGCATTTGGAATTGGCGCAATCAGCAAGGGCGTATTGGATCACTACAAACAAGAACTTGGTGCTAACCCTGTTCAAGTGATTCATTCTGCGCACGAACTACTACAGCCCGAGCGCATAATACTACGTGCAGCACTTGATGCAAAGATGGCGGGCGACGAGCTTGCACAGTTTCTAGCACATACAGCACACGAAAGCATGGGCTTTACTCGCATGCACGAAACGCCAAACGATAATGATCCACACTTTCACAAGTACGAAAAGAAATACAATCCCACAACTGCAAAGTTATTGGGCAACACAGAAGACGGGGATGGAGAACTGTTCCACGGCCGAGGTTACATTCAATTAACTGGACGTTATAACTACGCTAAAGCTGGCAAAGCACTGGGCTTAGACCTAGTAAACAATCCTGACCTAGCAGCAGAACCTAAACATGCAGCACGAATTGCAGTATGGTATTGGAAGTCCCGTGTAGGTAATACGGTAAAGAAAGGTATGACCGCTACTACCCGCAAAATTAATGCAGGGTTGAGTCATTTGGATCGTAGACGCGAGCTGTACAAAAAGTACAAAAAAGATGTAGACGATGCTGAACAAACCAACGAAGACGCCGACGATGAGCAAGGCGAAGAGGGCGAAGAAAGTCACAAGCATAGTTTAATTCCCTTCCCCAAAGGTACAGTAAAAGTGGGTGTACGCGACGTATACGACTGGTACAAGCTGGGCACACATATCAACGATCTAGATGACGCAGATCCTAAGGACTTTGGTACAGGCCCGCCGCAAACCATGCTGAGTTTTGGCAGTGAGGAAGAGGAACATCGCTACATGCGAGACCTCAAACGTCTAGGATTGAACATCACTGATCTAGACGAATAGCTAAATACTCTATACGATTATGGAGTATGGCGTGACTGTATCTACCACACAACTAGACGAAGCTAGCACAATATCCGCTACACTGGGCAGTAGCGAAGATGTTCATCGACTGTTGAAATATCTACACAAACAAAAAGCAGCACCGCACAACTTGGAATTCCTTCCCCTCGATAAAAATCAAATCAATTGGGCTGATTTTAAGACACTACGAGCTTGGTTGCTATTCAAATGCGATAACGGCGTTGCAGCAATACGCCGCAGCGGCCCACACAACAGCTATACCCTTGTGTTGTCCAACAATGCATGGTTAACTGGGTCCGACAATGTAGATCCAGATACTGGCATAGTTACCACAGCAATTGAACGTGCGCAAAAAGAAATTGATAACGTTGTTTCCTCTAGAGTTAATATCAATGACAATGTTATTGATATGGCAATTGAGCGAAAAGATGAGATGCTAAAAGCGATACGTGTTGCTGTTGGCAAAATAAAAAAAGTTTACAGTGCCCGAGAAACTGACAAGCAGCAAAACAAACGACAACTTCGCACCACATTAGCTACAACAAGCAAAGGAACTATTACACAAGATGTAATAGTACGCAAATTCAAACCCATAGTAAAGAAAACTATAATACAAGCAGATGCCGAACTATCGGGTGTGTTAAGCATTGCTATCAAGGCTAAAGGATATGAACGTGCAAGCAAAATAATAAACAGACTAAAGATAATTAACAAAGTATTGTCCCAACTAGAAAATGGTGTGGAAGATTCCAATTCAACTGATCTAGTAAGAAAAGCAGTGAGTTATGCCATTAACATGACTGCAGTAAGAGAGTTTGATATAAGCACTGCTCGTTTAGGTGGATGGGGAGAAAACGTCACTGTTGACGTAGCAGCGGATCACTTTCGTGAAATTCTAGAGAGAGCTAGCGGCGGCGATGGAAAGATTCTGTCTGAAGTACTCTACTACTTCAAACGCTACATGATGTTGGTAAAATAGGATCATACTATGAGATTAGAAAAAATACTAGAAGCAAACGTTGCAGAAAAGCT